CAATAATGCCGTCCATAAACAATGAATTGGTTTCGCAGAATTTCTTGCTCTTGGCTAATTGTTCAAGATCTATGGAATGGATGGAGGCATGGCGACCAATGCCATCTTGCACGTCTAAAACAGTATCAACAAAAATATCAGGGGCAGTGTTGGCATAGCCATTGGCAGTGTCGGACAAATATTGGAAACCCGGCTGTCCCCATCCAATGCCGCCAACAGTGCCTGAAGTGCGGAGAAGGCGCGACAAGCGTCCTTGCTCGGCAAAAACGCTAAACGAGCGCAAGTCTTGTACGCTCTTGCCTGAATACATATTGAGGCCAATCAGCGAAATATTGTCATAAAGCCCCGAATAATTACTGTAAGGATCAATGATTTGTTCAGTGACTGCCGCCAATGACATTTCTGGGCCATTATCAAACGAAAACTGAATTTGCGAATCAGAAGTATTGCTAAACACGTCCCATTCATTCAGACCAGCAGGTTGTTCGTTGACTGCTGGAAATAGTACAGAAGTGCGTACTGTGCCAATGAAATCAAAAAATGCCCCAGTATATATATTGCTTCCTAGCGCAAGACTTGCTTCATTGCCGGTATTTTCTAAATAACAATAAATCGTTTCACCAGCACTATTTGCCAATTGTGGCTTAGAAACAATTTCAGAGGCAACGTCGTAAACGGGCTCAAATTTAAATTGCCATTGTTGTGCATTAGTTGCTCCAGAAGTGCCACTACGAAAGCGCAGATAAATATAGTTTTCAATGTCAGCACTACGACGTACAACAAAAATTGCGGGAGCGGTGGTATACGAAGAATCTTGTGGTCTTTTAACTTTAATCAAGAACATCATTGAGCGATATTTTAAGCCATTATCAGCACTTTTGTAACCACTTCCAACCCTGCTAGAGCCATATTCTTCTTGACGCCCACTAACCCGCTTAAATACGCGAGCCTTTAAAGAAAAATCAACAAGATTACAAGGTGAAATTGTTTCATAAGAGGCTTCTTCAATGCGGACAAGCGCTTTGGTGTAAAATAAATCTGCTTGTATACCTGCAAGTGCTTCGTCCCCAACAATGGGATTGAGCGAAATGTAAGATTGCAAAGCATTTCTTTCTTCGCTTGTTATATTTCTTTGAAAGATGTAGCCATAATTAGGCGTTGTTACGGTAGCGGTGTAGTATTCCCATGCTGAGTAGCCACGGAAACCCACCAAGCGCTTCCTTCTTTCTTGATGAGTGCCATATCCCGTAATGCCATAGCTATAAAGGCGCCCATCGCTTAACAATGCTTGGGCGCTATTAATTTCAGGACGTGCATCTTGACTCAATAAACTATTTGTGACGCTCTTTGCCGCTTCCCATGCTCTTCGCTTTTCTCCTGTTGGCGTGTCAGCAATGGCATTGGAAAAATCAACTCCTTCTGCCGTAATTGTTCCATAATTAACAGAATGCGCCCGGCCTTGTTCGATTGCCTTTAAATTAATAATCATTCTTCCATCGACAATATCTCCACGATTTGTTGAAATAGCCTTTAATTTAGTTGAGCCAAATTTAAACACACCAGAATTGTCAAAAACTGATACCAATACCCGCCTTGAATCTTTTGCCTCTTCCGGGGCAAGTCCTTCGTCTGCGCTAGAGGCTTGTAACAATCGGACAACAACATCAGTATTAATTGGGATGGTCTCACGAGCCGTGTAACCACCTCGTTTGGCCACTGACATTTGCACACCATTAACGGCATCTTCAAAATTGCCCGCAGCATTTCTAATGCGAATTTGCACATTAATAGGCACTGCACCATAAATGCCAAAAACATTAGCCGTAGACGGAGAATAGCAATGGCTAAAACCTTCTGAAGTGCCATTGGAAGAAGACCTTACTAAATAAGGATTGGCATTAGATGATCCAAGGGTGGTTGGATCAGAGACGGTGAGACCATTCAACGCTGGCCTCACGTGACTATTTTGTAGAAATCCAGTGTAATTTGGCGCAAAATATAACCAATAATTTTGTGCAACTAAATCACGCAAGGCAGTTTGGCCGAAAGCACTTTTTTCTTCATCAATGCGACCAATGCCGCCAGCGCATAGGACAAACATAAGTCGAACAAGTTGACTATTGCCGTAGCTTAAAATTGCCGACCAAATTAATGAAGTGGCTACGCGAACGCCTCCCGATGGATTGGTGTCGGTGTTGGTATAGACGAGGTTGATAGGATCGCCATAGGCAGCAAGCTGCTGCTGGGTGTTGAAGCCAAAACGCGGAGCAAATATTTCATCACGAGAAGACGGTACGCCACCGCCCCCTTGCTGGCCGCTAATACGAGGAGCCTGTGCTTGTGGTTGGGGAGCAATTAAGGCCGACACCACTTGAAAGATGATGCCAACCACAGCCAGCACAATTGCGACAACTTCCCAGTTTCTGGCATCTAAAACAGTGCCTTCTTTCGGATCACTATAGATTTGCTGTTGAGCAACAAAGTCTAAATATTGTTCTTTTGTAATGCCAAGAGCTTCAATTAATTGATGCTCATAAGGAAGAAGACGGCGCTGCGGATCGCTCATTAATCTGCCCAAAAATAATATTTTGGCCGCACCAATGAAACAGGCGCTGCTACTACCATCTTACTTGGCGACAAAAACAAACAATTACCATCATCAGCAACGACAGCCATTGCCAACAACGATTTTGCTCCTGGCAAATAAAACATGGCCCCTGGACGAGGATCGGTGATTTTTTCGCCCAACGTTAAAAGCCATCTAAGAATTCTGCGAATGGTCAGCTCTTCTTCCGCATAGTCTCTGTAAACGAAAGACCATGCTTCTTCTAAATGCTTAAGTCCCAAGCGTTTTCTCACCTCCATGCACAAAAGCCAGCAGTCAGTAAAACCCTCGCCTTCGCTAGGACGAGCTGCATATTTATGCTTAAGACCAATTAAATCGCTGTAGTCAATCATTGCAAAGAAACATTAGCACTTAACGGCAATAAGCCTACAAGATTTCTGTTTAGTTGTCTTGCCGGAAACTGAGTGCCCACGCTATCCATAGCGCTTCTAAAACGAAGTTCAATGGTGGTATCGGAAAATGCAGCTCCAATGCCCACGTATCTTTCTTGGTATGTCTTGACAGGAGAAAAATTGGCATTAAGCCATTGCGTGGTCAGCACCAGACGACTAAGCCTATTCCCATTGCCCTGCTCAACCAGCCTTACTGCCACTTCCACATTGGGAAATAACACTTGCAACAGAGTATTATCGCCGCCAAGATTGCTCACAGTGCCTTCCGCTCTGAAAGGCGCAAACGCATATTGCTTCCCTTTAAAGATTTTTGTTTCGTTGACAAAGAAATTTTGATAACGATGGTAAACAGTGTTTGGCGAATCTCCCAGAGTAATCGTATCAGTTTGATTTAGCCCAGCAAGACTTTGCGCCGTAAGAGCGCTTTCAGTCATTGCCAACAAATCAAAATATTGAACAATTCTTAATGTGCTCATTGTGCAAACTCAGAAACAAGCTTTACGCTGATGGTGCTTAGATTTCTGTAAGTGCTTTCCACTTCAGGGGCACTTTCGTAAAACCAACGCATAGTTGTAGGACTTCCGCTTCCAATGCCAGCTTGTTGCAAAATAATATAAGGGTCGCCAGCTTTTAACTGGGCAAACGTATTAGAAGAACTGTTAAGGCCGGCAAGCGTTTCGTTGGAAAGGGCAAAGCCTTCAGTATTGCCACGCTGCCCATGGTAATGAGCATAAATCAGAGACAAAACAGTTTCGTTAACGTTTTCAAACGTCAGTTCCAATGTGGCGCCAAATGGCCGATTACCAAAGCTACGCCGAACCGTCTTGCCAGACAGTGAACGATAAATCTTTGTGGGATATTCACCCAGCGTAAAACTACGGCTCGTAGGCTTAATTGAAGGGAAATTAGCCATGATAATTAAATGCCAATCCTCCGACGAGTGTTAGGACTTTGCTGAAGCTTATCAATGGCCAAATTGGCTCCTTGCCGTGCTCCGTCACGAACGGCAAGCTTACGTGTTTCCATCATAGCCTGCTCTAATTGATCCCTACTAACATATTCCACGTTGTTGATGGTTGTGGTTTCAAAGTTCATGGACAGTACGGGAGAAGCCATGGCGCCTCCGTTGGAGCTGCCTCCCATCTTGTCGCGGATGCTATCGCCTTGCATTTGCACAGGGATGGAGCGACCATCAGGCAGCGGCACAATAGCTTCGTTGTACTTGCCCTCGCCCACCAAACCAAGAGTAGGGCCTTGAACCACGCCACCATTAGCAAACGCTTTAAAGCCACCAACCGCTATTCCGCCATTTGCGTAGGAACTCCCGGCCAAGTCCAGCTTGCCCACTCTGTCCATAAATGCCGCATTGCCAGAAGCATTTCTGGCTTCAAGTCCGCCGCCGCCGCCTCCCATACCAGCAAAGATACGGGCAATGCCAATAGCAATATAAGTGGCAATCATTTGCGCTGCTGCTTGCTGCAATGCCTGCCCAATGGCGTTTAAGAAGCCACTAAATACTTCTTGGGCCGTTGCCGTGCCTTCGATCATCGAAGCAATGCCTTCAGTCATTAATGTGCCAAAAGCATCACCAATGCCGCCAATGGCATTTTGAATGCCGCCAAACACTGTCTGAAGACGCATTGATTGCGTCTCCAGCTCAGCCATTTGCGTGGCATATCCTCGGTCGCCATTGGATTGCATAAGCGCATTTTCAAATGTTTGCGCCGCGCCACCATAGAAACCAGCCATAAGTCCTTGGCCAGCAGTGCCAATTTGAGCACGTGTTTGAGACAGGTTTCTTTCTTGTTCTACTAACTGATTTGTTTCAGCTTGTATTTTAAACTTCTCTCGCAATGCATTAATCGTATCTTGAATGGCTCTGTATTCGTCCGCCCTGAGATTTTTGGTTAATTCTTCAATGCGGAAATTTGCTTCCTGTTCTGGTGTCAGAC